GCCAGGGAAACAGGGTTTAAGGTGATGTTGGACCACGATATTAGCCATCAGGTGCGCCATATCGGGGCTTTCGAGTTTTCCTGCGCCCATGCGGCTGCTTCTAGGGGTGAATGAATATGGCTGTTACCAGTTATTCCACCCTGCAAACTTCCATAGGCGATTGGCTTAACCGGGCTGATCTGACGGCGGTTATCCCTGATTTCATCACTTTAGCGGAAGCCCAATTCAACCGGAATATCCGCCACCGGAAGATGGTGGAGCGGGCTACGGCTACGCTGGACAGCGAGTATAGCGCAGTTCCGGCTGATTGGCTGGAAAGTATCCGCTACCAGATCAACACCAATCCCATCACGGTGATGGAGTTCGTTTCCCCGGATCAGGCGGCGATGCTGAAGGGGGCTAATAGTTCTAGTGGCAAGCCAATCTATTACACACAGATTGGCCAGCAGTTTCAGGTTATTCCGGCGCCGGATAGTGGGTCTGCCTATACGGGCGAATTGACCTATTACGCCAAGATTCCGGCTTTGACGGCATCCAATACCAGTAATTGGCTTTTGGCTGATTCTCCTGACATTTACCTGTATGCCTCTCTTTTGCAGGCGGCGCCGTATTTGCAGGATGATCAGCGTATTTCGGTTTGGGCCGCGCTTTATACGTCTGCCCTAAATGACCTGAAGGTATCCGATGAGCGGAGCCGGATGGCTACTTCTGCCCTTAGAATGCGAGCGAGGAGTTTCGGCTAATGTCCTTTACGAACTATCTTGAAAACAAGGTTATGGCCTATGTTTTCACTGGGACGGCTTATTCTTCGCCGTCTGCGAGCCTCTATCTGGCGCTGTTTACCACTGACCCCGGCGAAGGTGGTTCTGGCACAGAAGTATCAGGCACATCCTATGCCCGGCAGTTGTTCACCATGACCACCACCACCAATGCCAGTACCAATGGCTCCGCCATTGAGTTCCCGGCGGCTGGTTCGTCCTGGGGTACGGTGACGCACGTTGCTGTGATGGATGCGCTTACGTCTGGCAATATGCTTGCCTCGGCGGCTTTGGCTGCGAGTAAGACTATTGGCTCTGGTGACGTGTTCCGTATCCCGGCTGGCGATCTCGATATTACGCTGGACTAATCAGTGGAAGGCTATGGTAGCGGTTATTATGGTCTAGGCGTTTATGGGATTAGCCCCATAAACGGGGCCGCTACTATTGTCGCCACTTCAGCAACGACGGTTAGCGCAGAGTTAGACAAGAACGCTTCCGCCGCTATTCCCGCCAGTAGCGCAGTAACCGCAACAGGCAACATTACCGCCATTGCGGCAGTTAATATCGCAGCCACCGGCACGATGACCGCCCTTGGCGGGAAAATTCTACTTGGGGCGGCGGCGATCCAGGCAACCAGCACTACAACGGCGGTTGGCGGGTTCTTGTTGGATGGGGCAGCTACTATTGCTGCTTCTAGCGCGGTTTCTGCTTCTGCTGACATAGTGGTGGATGGCGCGGCGGCTATCTCCGCTAGTAGTACGGTAACGGCTTCTGGGCTTATTCTAATTGAGGGCGCCGCCGCTATTGCGGCTTCTTCCACGGTTTCGGCCAGTGCGGTGCGGGTTCCTACCGGCCAGGCGTTGATACAGGCCATTTCGGCCCTAACTGCCTCCGGGGTGGTGGATTACAACGGGTCGGCGCTGATTGCTGGGGTGAGCGGCGTTACCGCCAATGCTGTCAAAACCGCCAATGGGGCGGCGGCTATAGCGGTTACTGCGACAATAACGGCAACAGGTGCCTTAAAGTGGGAAATCTTGCCGGATGTCACTGAGATTTGGACGGGTATAGTGGACACTTCTACCATCTGGGAAAATGTTAGCGGTGGCACAGAAACATGGACCGGACTACCGGATTCCTCTACAATATGGACACAGGTTTCTACCGTGTCTGAGAATTGGACAAGGGTGCAATAATGGCTGATACCACCACAACGAACCTTGGTTTGACCAAGCCAGAAGTTGGCGCAAGCGCTGATAGCTGGGGGACCAAACTGAACACCGACTTGGATTTGGTGGACGCGCTTTTTAAAGCTGATGGCACTGGGACAAGTGTTGGTTTGAACGTGGGTGCTGGTAAGACGCTTGCGGTGGCAGGCACCCTAAATATGGATGCCCCACTGAATCTTGATAATAGCACCTCAACCAGCGTTCCGGTTCTTACTTTTGTTGGTGATACTAATACCGGCATTGCCCATCCTGAAGCTGATGCTGTTTCCGTTTCAACCGCTGGTTCTGAACGGTTTCGGTTTGGTCCGTCTGGACAGTTAGGGATTGGCGGTGCCACCTATGGCACTAGCGGTCAGCCATTGGTTTCTGGTGGCGCCAGTGCTGCGCCTTCTTATGCTACTCTTGGTGTCGCTGGTGGCGGTACAGGCGCTACATCGCTAACCGCCAATAATGTGCTGTTAGGGAATGGCACTTCTGCGCTTCAAGTTGTAGCGCCCGGCGCTGCCAATAATGTTTTGAAATCTGACGGGACAACATGGGTTAGCGGTGGTGTTCCAAATGCTGGCGCGTGGACTGCTTTGTCTACGGTTACTGCGTCTGGCGCTGCTACGGCTGATATTGAAACAACTTTCGATTCTACTTACGATCTTTACGTTATAACTGTCGTGAGTTTAAATCCTTCTTCAACTACTAATAGTTTATTGTGCAGGCTTAAAATAGGTGGTTCTTATCAAACCTCAAATTATGTATGGCATTCTGCGTATCCTGCGTCTGATTCCACTATAGACACTTTTTCAGCAACAACTTCTGCCGCTGCTAGTTTGACTACTTCTATAAGAATTGGTGCCGTAAGTTCATGGACATCTTTCACGACTAGAACAGGTAATTTAGTTATGTATATTCCAACGCCAGCCGCCACTACATTTCGTAAGAGTGTTTTTTATACAGGCTCTCAGTATGATACGGGTGGGGACGTAGTCTCATTAAGTGGGGCTGGGTTATATACTGCGAGTGATTCAGCACTTACTGGGGTTCGTTTTTTTATGAACACTGGAAACATAAACGGCACATTCCGCCTTTATGGCATCAAGAACAGCGCATAAGGACGGCGTTATGAGATACAAAGCAACCGCACAGGGTAATGTCCCATTCACCGCTGAAGAAAACGCGGCGAGGGATGCTGAAGAAGCCGCCTGGGAAGCGGGTAGGTTAGATAGACTTTCGCAAGAAGCCAGAGAGAAAAGAAATAAACAGATTTCTCTCTGCGATTGGGTTGTAATTAAGGCCGCAGAAAATGGCGCCAGCCCTTCTTCTGAGTGGCTATCTTATCGCCAGGCTTTGCGGGATATCCCGCAGCAAGTTGGCTTCCCGGAAAACATAGTCTGGCCGGTTCCGCCTTCCTAATAAGGATTTATCGCCATGGATGGGCAGCAACATTCTGAGACAGCGAAAACGGTTATGGATGTGTTGTCTATCGGTACTGTGATTGGAACCATTGCCCAGGTTTTGCCTGCTATTGCGGCGATCTTTACTATCGTTTGGACTGTTATTCGTATTTATGAAACCAAGACGGTCCAAGCTATTCTAAAGCGCGGAAGGTGATTTGGGATGTATGTTCCGTTAAAGGTTCCGCCAGGTGTTTTTAGGAACGGGACGCAGTACCAATCTGCTGGCCGGTGGTATGATTCTAACCTTGTGCGGTGGTTTGAGCAGACATTGCGCCCCATTGGTGGCTGGGAAAAGCGGCTTGAAAATGAAACCGGCACCTACCTAAACATCCAAGTTAATGGCGTTATGCGTGGGTCACATTCTTGGCGCGATAATACTGGTAATCAATGGCTTGCGGCTGGAGGGAGTAAAAATCTTTACATCATAAAGGCGAGCAAAAAGCCATATGATATCACCCCATATAGAGATACAGGAACTTTGACTAATGCCTTTAGTACCACAAGCGGTTCAGCGGTTGTTGTTGTCGCAGATACAGCGCACGGGTCTAATACTGGCGACACCGTGAATTTCACCAATGGAACGGCTATTGGTTCAAGTGGAATAACTCTGTCTGGTAATTACATCATCACGAAAATAGACGTTGATTCTTATACTGTAACCGCTTCTGGTAATGCAGCCTCAACAGAGGCAAATAAGGGAAGTGCTGATTATAAATATCAAATCAATGTTGGTTATGTAGATAGTCAGGCCCAGAATGGTTTTGGAACTTGGTTGTATGGACAGAGCACATACGGGACACCAAGGCCACAATTCTCAGCTACAGGTATTATCCCTGCGTCAACATGGGCACTGGATAACTGGGGCGAGTATTTGCTTGCCTGCCGCAATGATGACGGCAAGATTTATGAATGGACGCTGAATACCGCCAATCGGGCGGCTATTGTTACCAACGCTCCAACCGGCAATAGTTCTATCTTAGTGACGCCTGAGCGGTTTGTCTTTGCCTTAGGCGCGGGTGGTAATCCGCGTAAGGTCCAATGGTGCGATCAGGAAGACAACACTGATTGGTCGCCGTCAGCGACAAACCAGGCGGGTGATTTTGAGTTATCCACAGCTGGGAAGTTGATCTGTGGAGAGCGCACCAGGTATGGTTCACTGCTTCTGACCACGGTGGATGCCCATCTAGCGACGTACCAAGGCCCACCATACGTCTATGGGTTTGAGCGTATTGGTTTTGGTTGTGGGGCAATTAGCGCCCAGGCGTCTGTCAGTATTGATAACGGCGCTGTTTGGATGTCTGATGGCGTGTTCTATCTATTTGATGGCGCCATTAAGCCTTTGCAATGCGATGTGTCTGATTATGTCTTTTCAGATTTTAACTATGGGCAAGCTGCCAAGGTCGCGGCGGTATTAAATTCTGAGTTCTTCGAGGTTACATGGTTCTATCCTTCTAGCGGTTCTTCTGAGTGTGACCGCTATGTGTCTTGGAATTTCCGCGAAAATGTTTGGTATTTCGGGACATTGGCCAGGACCACGGGCGTCCCTGCTGGCGTGTTCCAATATCCAATCATGTTTGATCCCTCTGGGTATGTTTATGACCATGAGGTGGGATATTCTTATGATGGCGCGGCACCATATGCGGAGAGCGGGCCGGTTGAGTTTGGAAATGGCGATAGAATTATGGTGGCTCGCCAAGTGCTGCCTGACGAGAAAATACAAGGCCAGGTAAACGTCACATTCAAAACCCGCTTTGCCCCAGAAGGGGTAGAAAGCACCTATGGTCCTTATACCATTTCTGCCCAGTACACTGATGTTAGGTTCAGCGGGCGTCAGGTTTCCTACAAAGTGACGGGCGTTGAATTGGGGGATTGGCGTGTCGGTAATTTCCGCCTTGAAGCGGTGCCAGGGGCTAGGCGATGAGGTTACCGCCATCCCCTGCTGTTTATATTCAACGTGATGACCAGACTGCCAGAAGCATGGCTGAGAAAGCCGATATGGAGAACCACAAGCGCGGGCGCGATGTGGAGATTTCCCCAGGTCGCCTGATTATCAAATCGCCAAATGGAACCCGCTGGAGCATTGAGGTGGACAATTCCGGCACCGTATCGGCTTCGTCGCTATGAAGCCATTTGATGCAGAGTTTGAGCGGTGTTCTAAGTGGTTGAAGGATGCTTTGGATTATGCAGGGAATACCCACGAACTTGCAGACGTAAAGCAGGGTATTCAAGAAGGGCGGTTTACATTCTGGCCAGCACCAAATGGCGTCATTGTGACCGAGATTATAGAATATCCCGCCTTTCGGGTTCTCCATGCTTGGTTGGTTGGCGGTGAATTAGCCCAGATTGTCGATATGATCCCATCATTGGATGCTTTTGGGCGGCGGTTTGGGTGTAGTAAATTGACGGGATGTGGGCGCCATGGGTGGGTTCGTGCTTTGAAAGAACATGGTTTCAAGGGTATAATGACCACGGTTTCTAAGGAGATTTCGCCATGAGTAAGGGCGGCGGCAAGCAGTCAACCACTCAGGTCCAATCGGTTGACCCTGAGTTCAAGGAGCGCGCCCTTGATGTGTATTCCCGCGCCGAAGCGGTGGCGGATCAAGGTTATACCCCTTACACCGGCGGGCAGGCTTATGAGGATTACGCCAGGCGCACAGTAGCGGGGTTGACCCCGGCCCAGGAAGCGACTGCGTTTGAGTTGCTTCAAATGCGGAACCAAGCGCAGCCTGCGATCCGTGAAGCCATGGGTTATACCCGTGACGCTATGCCTGACTTTGGCGCCGCTAATGCTGCTTTTTATCGTCCGCAGTTTGGTGAAGCTCAGGGTCTTGTTCGGGGCACTTCAGCCGTACCATCAGTTACTGAAGCGCAGGCACTCACACGCGGGGCCGTTAGGCCCGGCGAGTACGGGGAAGCCCGTGATGTGGTGCGGGCAGCATTAGCCCAGCCTGGCTATGCGGAAGCCCAGCAGTTTGCCCGTACCGGCGCACAGTACCAACCAAGCGCCATTTCCGCTGGTATGGCGGCTTACCAAAACCCGTATGAATCGGATGTGGTTCAGACGGCTCTTTCTGATATTGAGCGCAGCCGCCAGTTAGCTCTTCAACAAGGGGCAGCGCAAGCAACCAGGGCGCGGGCTTATGGCGGTTCCCGCCAGGCTGTTGCAGAAGCCGAGACTAACCGCGCTGCCCTGGAACAAGCCGCCCGGACTTCTGCCCAGTTGCGGGCGCAGGGTTTTGAAACCGCTGGCCGGATGGCGGCGCAAGATGTGGGGTATGGCTTGCAGGGTGCCCAGCAGCGTCTTGCCGCTGCCCAACAGCTTGGCGCTTTGACGCAAGCGCAACAGGCTGGGATGTTTGGTGGCGCCAGGGATTTGGGGGCGCTTACCCAGGCTGAACAAACTGGCGTTTACACTGGCGCCGGTCAGATTGGGCAGCTTGGGGTTGCTGGCACTCAATCTGAACTGGCCCGTGCTGGTATGCTTGGCGGGTTTGAGCAGGCGCAGGCCCAAGCGGCGGCGCAGGAAGCCCAACAGCGAGCCGCCATGGCGCAGGCTACTTCTCAGGCTAACTTGGCCCGTGGTGCCCAGTTGGCGGGGCTTGGTGTTACTGGTCAAAGGGCTGCAACAGAAGGCGCGCAAACTGCCTTCAACGCGCAAGAGGCTTTGCGCCAAGTTCAGCAGCAGCGCATGACGGCGGCTGAAGAAGCGTTTATGCGCGAGCAGGGCGAGCCTATGCGCGATCTACAAATACTCCAACAGGCGCTTGGGTTCTTCCCGAATCCAATGACCACTACGGCAACGCAACGCCAGACGCTTGGGCCGCTTGATATTATCTCCCGGCTTGGTGGGACGGCGGCTTCTGGGGCGCAGTCTTACTACTTGTTGTGTTGGGTCGCCCGCGCTGTTTACGGCGCTGAAAACCCGCGCTGGCTGATGTTCCGCGAATGGCTTTTGGAAGATGCGCCAAAATGGTTTGTGCGTCTTTACATCCGCCATGGCGCTGCATTTGCGGATTGGCTTGAAGGCAAAGACAGCCTGAAGGCGATGATCCGGCGCTTTATGGATGGGCGTATCGCCAAAAAGTTTGGAGGCTAAATCATGTTCGATCAGGCTCTAAATTATCTTGGCGGGTTGTTGGGGTTTAATAGTAATCCCCAAATGCCTCCTGCTGGCCCAGAGTATTATGGCGAGGCGGCGGCTGCTGGCGCCGCGACTAATCCGCCGCCTGTCCCGCGTCCTGATCCCTTCGCCCGTTTTTCGCCAGATCAGCGCCAGGCCCTTGGTTATGCATCGTTGATTGATGCCTTTGGGGCAGCAGCGGGTTCCCCCACTGGTGCTGCGTCAGGTTTGATGCAGACGTTTGATCTTACTTCTGGTCGAAGCCAGCGCGGCGGTTTACCGCAAATAGCGCAACAGCAGGCGCCGCAAGCGCCCCAGCCTATGCAGATTCAGGCGCCACAAATGCGCCCGATGCCTCAGATGCAGGCACCGCAAATCCAAATTGGAATGCCCCCGCGTCGGGGTGTTAATCCGCTGTTCTTAGGGGGTTGAGATGGGTGAGACGTTTTCTGGCGCCAGGCCAATAACTGAATTAAGCCGCGATGAATTGGCACAATATCTTGGTGCCTTGCGGTTTGGCCCTGGCCCTGCCGGGATTCGTTCTCCGTATTCTGAAGAAGAATTGCGCGGTCAGCTTGATTTGCTGACACAACAGCAGCGGGCAATGCTTGATGTTGGAACGGCTAATCGCCCATTCCTTGGGATGGAAGGCGATCTGCCTGGCTCGATGGCTGTACCCCCGGCGCCAGGGGTATATAGCCCAGGCATGGGGCTTCTAACGCCAGAGCAACCACCAGCCCCCGCGCAGCCTGCTACGCCATTGCCTCCGGTTCAGGAAAGGCAAGTTCGGCCAGCGGCGGAGGTGGTTTCTGTTCCGCGTTTTGTGGAGCAGCAACCACAACCACAAGCGCAACCGGCCCCAGTTGCGGCGCCCCCTCCTGCTGCGCGTCAGCCGGAAAGGGATATTGGTAATACCCTCATGGGTTTGGCGGCAATCCAAGATGCCTTTGCTATTCTTGGTGGGCGCCAGCCAACTGCCTTGGCGCAAATGGCGCCAGTGGCGCAGCAACGCTCACAACAGCAGGCACTTAATCAAATCTTGGCCGCGCGTTCTGGTGGTGCTTTGACGCCGCAACAAGCCACCATTCTTGGGCAAGCGGTGCAGCAGGCTGGCGTAACTGCTGGAACACAAGCAGCAGCGGCGCCAGGGCAAATGCCAGCCGGTGGCGGATTTACCCCGCGCGGCTTGGCGATCAATACGCGGCTTGAAAGTGGCGGTCAGGCTGATGCCCGAAATCCTCTTTCAACCGCCATGGGTGCTAATCAGTTTATTGAAGGCACTTGGTTGGAGTTCGCGCGGGCTAATCCTGAGTTGTTCCCAAATATGAACCGCGAGCAAATCTTGGCGCGGCGGGCTGATGCTGATTTGAGCGCCCAGGCTACGCAATGGAATGCCCGACGCAATTCTGAAATTTTGGAAAACGCTAATCTTCCAGTGAACGATGCGACGCTTGGCATGGCACATATGTTTGGTGCTGCTGGCGCCAGGCAACTCTTACGCGCCGATGTTGGAGCGCGGATGGAAGATGTTGTTGGGACTGATGTGCTTCGCGCCAATCCAAATCTTGCAGGCCGCACGGTTGGGCAAGTTGTCCAGGGTTTTGTGCAGAACTATGGCTTGCCACAAGCGCAACAGGCACCACTTACACCAGCGCAGGCTCAGATTGCTGGCGCCTCTGGCGGGGGCGCATCGCTCCGCCGCCAAGTTGAAATTACGCCGGAACTCGCTGCTACTTTGCGGGCAATGCCTGCGCCGGATGCTTTGCGGTTACTGGCGCAGCTTGATTTGCAAAGCCAGCAGCGTGGAACCCGCATCCTCTCTGCGACAGAAGCGCGGGCGGTGCTTGGTGAAGCGGCTGATCCGAATAAGGTCTATCAGGTTGGCGCCGAAGGCGGGATTACGGTTGTCCCTGGCACTCGGGAAAGCGAAGAACCCACACGCCAACAGCGTGTGTCACTTGAAGGTGAACTCCGTACCCAGTTTGGCGCGCAGAAGCCGGTGCAAGAGTTCTTGCAGATGGGGCCGCAAATTCGCTCCATTCGTGATGGTGTTGCGCGTGAAACACCAAGCCGCTTGAATGATATTAACCTTACCTTTGCTTTTGCGAAGATGCTGGACCCGACTTCTGTGGTTCGTGAAAACGAAGCTGGGCAGATTGTCGCCAGCGCCAGTGTCATGGATCGGCTTGGTGGCTTTATCGCCCGCCTGAATGGTGGCGCCGCCTTCTCGCCAGAACTTCGCGCCCAACTGCTGCGCGAAGCGGAAAGCCGGTATTCTTCTGCCCGTGAAGCCTATGACGTCGAAGCGGATGCTTACCGCGATTTGGCGCGTGGGTATGGCGTGGAACCAGCCCGCGTGATCCCACCGCGCCGCGATCTGCCAGAGGCGCGGCCTATCCCTGGAAGCCCTGAGGCGCGGCCCCGCCTAGCGGAAGGCGCCCGCCAAGGCGCGGTTGATTACCTACGCGGTGAAGTGCAAGGCGGGCGGATGACTGCCCAGCAGGCGATCCAGGAAGCCCGTAATGCAGGCATTCCAAATGCTGAAAGGCTCTTCCAATGAGTGAATCGCTTGATGCCTTTATTGCTCGAGTAAGCGCCCAAAATGCCCGCCGCCAACAGGCAGCGGGTGCGGTGTTGCCAGGCGGCTTGGCTACGGCTTTGCAGGGCGCCACTTTCGGCACTGGCGAAGAGGCTACCGCTGCGCTGCGTTCCTTGTTTGGGGGCACTTCATATGAAGAAGCTTTGGCGCAAGAGCGGGCGAACATCGCCCAATATCGCGAGCAAAACCCGGTTCGCGCGGCTGCTTTTGAAGTGGCTGGTGCTATCCCCACAACTGTTGGTGCAGCACTTCTAACACCAGCCACAGGCGGCGCTTCTGGCGCGGCAGCAGCGGCTAATGTGGCGCGTATGGGTGGAACTCTCGCCAGGGCCGCACAAGGCGCCAGGGCAGGCGCTACGGCTGGTGGGGTTACTGGTGCGCTGGAAGGCTTTGGCACGGGCGAAGGTGGCGTGGGTGAGCGCCTTTCCGGCGCGGCTGGTGGCGCTGTTCTTGGCGCCGGTCTTGGGGGCGTTGTTGGTGGTGTGGCTCCTGCCATCGCTGACCGGGCGCGGGCTACATACGGCGCCCTGCGCGGTGGTACGCCAGAAGCCGAGCGGCGCTTGGCTGCTACAATGCCTATCGACGCGGCGCAGGCTGAACTACTCGCCGCCAGGCAGGCGGGTAACATTATGCCAGGCCAGCCGGTGACACTGGCAGAGCGGTTTGGTGAGACAGGGATGACCGCTGCCGAAGCCTTAGCGCAAGCGCCGGGTGCTACCCGCGAACTAGCGGCAGAAGTATTGCGCCCCCGCACGGGTCAGCAAACACCCCGCATTGAGGCTGGCTTGCGCGTTGCTTTTGGTGATGTTGAGGACGCGGCTGAACGGGCGCGGGCGATTCGCGCCAATATGTCTGGCGAGATCAGCCCGGTTTATGAGCGGGCTTTCGCATCTGCCAGGGCACCAACCACAGGCGAACTTGCGGTTTTGCGTTATGTGAACCCGTCTGCCTTAAAAGAGGCCAGTGAAATCGCCAGAAGCCGCACTGGTGCGCCGCTGGATATACGGATGAAAGATGGGCAGTTGGTCATCCCGTCCAATATCACGGCTTATGACTTGCACCAGATCAAGCTTGGTGTGGATGATTACATCACCAAGAACTCTAACCAGATTACTGGTGCGCTTACGCCTTCAGCCCGCGCGGCTATTGAGCCTCGGAATAAGATTGTTGAACTAATCGACGATCTAACCAAAGTGAATGGAACCAGCCTTTATGCCCAGGCGCGGAATGAATGGGCCGATCAATCAGCACTTTTGAATGCCCAGCAAGTTGGACTAAATCTATTCAAGCCAAGCACCAATCCACGCGAGTTGCGTGACCAGTTAAAAGCCATGGGTGACGCTGAAAAGCGTGAGTTCGCCACTGGTGTTGTGCAGGCGATCCGTGACCGTATCGCCGGGATGCAAACAGGCAGGGATGCCGCGCGCAATATTATAGGCACTCAAAAACAGCGCGATTTGCTACGGGCTGCGATGGATGCGGTTTATCCTGATCCAAAGGACGCGGAAGCCCGCTTCAAGATGCTGACTAGTTTCTTGGAGCGCGAAACAACTATGAAAGGCTTCGAGGGGCAGGTTCTTGGTGGGAGTGCAACCGCCAGGCGTTTGCTTGGTCAATCCCTGGTGGAAACTGGTGGTTTGACCGGCGCCGGGTTTGGTGCAGGGCAGCTTGGTTTGGTTGAACCGACTACGGGTGTCGCGCTTGGCGCTTTGGCTGGCGGGGCTAGGGCATTGCGTTCAGCAACCGGCGCGCGGGCGCAGGATGTGATGGGGCGCCAGTTGCTTAGTGTCGATCCTGAAGAGCAAATGCGCTTGTTGACGCGCCTGGGCCAAGTTCGCCAACAAGAAATGGCGGCGCAGGCTAGGCGTGATGTGACCTATCCGGCAGCGGCTGGCGCATTTGCAGGGCAGTTGCCAGGGCTTCTTCAGTAAGGACCATCATGGTAGCCAAGACTGACCGAGACGCCATCAAGGCGGCTTATGAAGCGGTAGCGGAGCATGGTTCCGTTATGGTAGCCGCGAAAGCAAAGGGGTTACCGTATGAGACAATGCGTAACCGATACCAGCGCGCCATGCAGTTGTACAATAAACCAGACATTCGCAGTTCAGCCCGCAGCCTAGCGCGCGAGCCGATCAGCAAGCCGTGGTCTGAGACTGAGGAACACAACTCGGCCCTGGTGATGGAGGTTCCCGCCATCAAGGACGGTGTTGGAATAGTTTTCTCAGATTGCCATTGGCGGTCATTATCGCAACCGCGCAGCTTGTCCCATGAAGCCCTTTTGATTCTAGCCCGGCACATCAAGCCGGGCTTTTTATTTTGCAATGGCGATGCCTTGGACATGGGTTCTGTTTCCCGCCATCCGCCGATGATGTGGGCAGACAACCAGAAGCCCAATGTGGCGGAGGAACTCGCCGCCGGGCAAACCCACTTACGGGAGTTAAGGGAAGCCGCTGGCGATCCCACTTGTTACTGGATCAGGGGCAACCATGATGACCGTTACGATAAATATCTTGCTGCCCATGCTGCCGCTTTTGAAGGTATGGGTGCCTTTAGTCTTCAGGACCAGTTTATAGATTGGCCCATGACATACCGGCTGGATGTGGGGGATGTGTCATTCGTCCACCGCTACCATGGCGGGGTTCACGCGGGCTACAATAACGCCATGAAGGCCGGGCGATCCATCATCAGCGGCGATACTCACGCGCTGGATGTGCGCCCCCTAAACCACTGGTCCAAGCGTATCTATGGCGTTCAGACGGGGATGCTGGGCGATCCTAATTGGCCACAGTTCAATTATAGATTGGGCATCCCAGGGCACCAGCAGCAGGGCTTTGTGGTGCTAACTTGGCGCGATGGCGCCCTGGCACCACCAGAGACTTGCGAGGTGGTGGACGGCGCCGCATGGTTCCGGGGCCAGGTGATTTGCGGGCGTGTACGGATCAAAGCGGGACGGGGGTAAACCATGCGCCGTATCAAGATCGTCGATTCGGATGCGCCAGGGGAACACCACGAGGTGTCCTTTGCCGAAGCGGCCCAGCAGATGATTGCAACGGCCCTGGCGGATGGTGCGGTGGCAATCATGGTTACTTGGGAGACGCCATCCGGCTACAAGTATGCAGCAGTTCCCTACTCCCATGCGGTGCTGCGCGGGCTATCTGATCAAGCTTATTCAGAACTCTGGATTAAGCCCGAAGAAACGGAGGATGATTGATGTTTGCGGCCCTGCTGCCTGTACTGGCGCCGATTCTTGGGGATGTGATCCGCCGCCTTGTCCCTGATCAGGGCGAGCAGGGGCGAATTGAGGCTGAACTGTCCATCGCCCT